TCAGAAGAACTTGTATTAAAACCCCTTGATTCAGGGCTTAAATGTTCAGATATGGCACGCCATTCATTATCGTAATTAGAACGATCTGCGGCACAATCACTAAAAGCTTTAAATAATTTTTCGTTCATTCTTTTTACTTTTAGGCAGGATTAACCCCCCACCAAATTTATTAGCTTCATCTTGCTTCGCCTGCTCAAGCGGCGTTAATGGAATATTTGTATCAAAATCGCTTATCGTTTTTCTTTCTGCCAATAAAGAAAGCTGCTTTAAAGCCTGCTTATTAGCTTTACGCAATGCATAAGCTGCCGTTTCTTCTTCGCTTAAATCTTTTGGAACGCCACCTGATACCATGCTCTTATTTTACACCACGTTTATACTTTGCAAAGCTTGGTAGCTCAATCATTTTTTTATGCCTCTGCAAAGAATGAACTGGAATTACATCTAATTTAAAGGCACTTGCCATACAGCGAACCGCATCTGCATTATGCGAATGCTTATCATGCACTGGAACTTTAGTAAAAACTCCCTCTGCATTTTTCTTTCGTTTATAATTCCGTAAATCATTAATTAATCTGCGGCATCTTTCCTTATCAAAAAAACAATAAGCTAAAACTTCTTGAACCCATTCAATATTTCCTGCTAAATCATTCGTTTTCGGGATAATAACAATCTTTAAACCCTTCTGCTTCCTTAACGTCTCCGCCCTTGATTGCAATTTATCCATTTTATCTTGGCGTTTTGTTGCATCCCATGGCAAAAACCATACATCAATTGTATATTTATTGCGTATCATGTCCGTAAACTGCCCGCTCGCCATATCTTTAGAAACAAAATTATCAACAATGTGTATCGTATTCTTATCAGGGTGTTGATGAATTACAGCAGTCATCAAATCTTCACCCTCCGCTAAATCTAAACTCGCAAAAGTCTGCAAATTTGAATTGTGCGGTACATGCGTTATTCTGCCCTCTTCATCTATAGCGTGCATTTGATGTTTAAAGTAAGAACCACTAGCACTTGCCTTGAAAGAACAGTAAAATTCTTGCATCGCAGTTTCAGGATCCATGCCTTTAGCGATTAATTCATCAACATATTCTTTTGTTATTACTGGGTCGCCATCGTTATAATAAGTATCCTCAATCCCATATAACCAAGCACGCTTCTTATCAGATTCATGCTCAAGGTTATACATATAATCCCTGTGTGCATGATTCTCGCCTTTAGGAGTACCAACCTTAAAACTAAACCCTCCATTCTGTGCAAGAATTGGAGAAAAAATCTCTTCAAAAACCCCACTTCGCCATTCAGGGTACTCATCGCATATAACCCCAATCGGATTTAAACCCCTTAAATGGTTAGCCGTTCCATCTGCACCAACTACCCCAACTAAACGATAAACTGAACCATTAACTAACTCTAAAGTCATCGCATGGTTATCTTTACGCTTCCAAAGCTTTTTAGGGAATAATTCTAAGTAAGGTATCGCTTGCTCATCAGGATCACGTGTTACCCTACCTAAACCATTCCATATCGCCGCCCTTGCCTGCGTTAAACTCGGGAAAGCATGTATATATAAACCCCTATCCTCTAACATTCGAGGCAAAGCAATGCACAATGGTATAGCCGTACTCTTCCCCGCACGCCTATGAACTATAGCAATCCCATCTAAATGCTTCTTTAACCGCCCCTTATCATCACGCTGATTGAAAAACTTAAACCACTCAAATTGATAAAACGTCGGCTCAAACTTCCCCCAAAGATTACCTAAAATCTCATTGCACTCCTCAGCAGTTACCTTGCTATCAAACGTCTCAACAGGAGCTACATACTCGCTTGCATCATAAACATTCTGATAATGCAAAGGGTGATTCTTATCTTCTGCAATCTCACGCCAATTACTAACCTTAGAAAGTTCATCACTCAATTAACTTCATCTCCTCAGTATTCGCCTTAGTCGGAACTAAACGTATCCTGCCATGCTCATCCTTAATCTCTCTAAACGTCGGAATGAAAAACTTAACATTACTATTATCTGCCTGCTTTCGTGTAGCCTCTATAGCAATCTCAATCTTCTCCTCTGCATAAATCGAATTCTGCATATCATTCAATAACTTTATTCTTGAACCCTTAGCATCCAATAACACCTTAGCCGCATTCACTGGGTCTAATTCCTCTGCTGCATCCTCTAAACGCTTTAAACCTTCGTACAACTCTAACCTTTCAGCCTGAATGCTGAAATCTTTTTTTTTGAAAAAATCTCTAGATTCGCTCATCTCTACTTTCTTTAAACTGCTCTTTTATCGCTAAATAACCCTCTAACGCATTACTCATCGCCTCATGTAAAGTTAATGGCTTTGCGTTTGCTTCAAAACAACCCTGTTCATTCAACAATTCTTTCATTTCCTTAACTAATGTCCATACACTAACCATGAAAACAATATATCACCACTCGGCGGAACTTTATACCCCTAGCTCTCACTAGCCTGCATTGAAAACTCTAGTCTTTCGGTTTAATCACATGGATTTCTATGTGATTATTTACTGCTCGCTTTATTCTTCCCATAAAGAGCTTTATAAGCATTGTTTACAAAATTAGAATTCTTTTCTTGAACCATTTTGTCATACCCCCTCATATTCTCAATACGTGCCTCAGATATAACCTTTGCCTGCTTCTTTAAATCCTCTATTTCTTCTATTTCCATGAAGACACTATACCACTTTCTTAATTTTGTTTATTGCCCGTTCAAATCGCTTTAAATTGATTTGTTTTTTATTTTAGGATAATTGTAGCTTTAATGTGGTTTTTGTTTAACCTTGACGATTTTAAAGGGGTTTTGTGATGCTTTTGATTGATTGCTTGGTTAAGGTCTTTGATTTTGAAATTTTGAGATTCTGGTATGTGGGGATTAAAGATGATTAGGAAGCTGGACTCTGTACACCCCCAACCCCGTTTAAAGCAATAGGCTATTTTTCTATTAACTAGCTCATTATCGGCTGTCTATTGTCATGTTTTTAATCGGCTATCTCTTATCATTTTTTATCGGCTATCTCTTGTATGGGGCGAATAGGAAGCTGGGACTGGGATAATAATATAATCAGTGAAGCTAAGGCGGTTATGTGCCTGTATGCTGCATGAATTACCCAATGAACCAGTGAACATAGCCAATAGTTTATTTGCTCTTGTTTAAAGCGATTATGAATAATGGTGCTTATTCGCTGTGATATTGTCATGTTTTTTGCGTGTTATCTGAATCAAACCCTATAATGGCTCTACAATCAGCAGTTTACTCAAGATAACTCTATATTATTTTGACTCTATAGTGGAATGGAAGGTTAATCTGATTATTGTAATTACATTGTGATTACAGCCTTTGCTAGGTGACGAGGATTAAACAATCAGTTAGAATACATAACAAATGCAAGATTTAGAAACCCAAGTAAAGATATTAAAGTCTTCTGTAGCAAGATTAGAAAAAACAGTTGCAGGCTTGAGAGCTGATAATAAAAAACTAATCGAATCCAAGATGGATTTAATCGAACAACTGAAAGAATTAAACAGTGGTAAAGCAGAACTAAACTTATTAAAAGCCAAAAACTATAAGATAAAAAGTATTGCTGAGAATCTAACAAAAATCGAGAAGGCAAAATTCCAAGAGAAGTTGTAGATTAAATATATTTAATGCATCATGTTATAACCATACAATCTCTTGAAAGCTGGTCTAGTACTGCATTTCAAGGTTTATAGGCTATTTGATTGAAAAAATATTTTAAAAATAAATCAAATGTTTAACCCATTCTTAGTTATGACATGGTACTATAGGGTATATAGAGATTAAGCAAGACTGAGTCTCGCTAAAAGGAAAAAATCAAATGGAAAATTTATTAGCAGCAACGAAAAAATATTACTCTGAGAGATTAACAATCACTAGAGGTAAGAAAGCACCTGTAAGCGTTGAGCTTGTTGATGATGTAGTAAGAGTTACAACTGGTGAAGGTAGAATCAATGCTCTACCTGTAGAAGGCTTGAAGCCTTATTTAAATTAATTAATTAGTAAGTCAATGACCTAAGCAAGTCAATAAACTGCTTAAGGAGAAAAAAATGAAAAAATTTGACCACTTAAAAAACATAAAAACATTACTGAATCAACAACTAAAAAAGCATGGATTTAAATTACCCAAGAATGCTGAGTTAAAAGACATAACTATTTTATCGGACATCATGGCAGGCAAGATCACTGAAATAGATTTAGCTTTTGCTATAACAAAAATTGAGTCAAGAAGTGATAAGGCTTGTGTAGCAGCTAGCAAGGTAGCAGAAAGAGAGAGTAAATAAATGACATTATATTACGCCATAAGTAAAAACACTAAAGAACTTCAAACAGGACTTAGTAAGACAAGTAACCTAGATGATTATTCAGGAACTCTAGAAGAGAAACTAAACGATCTAATTGATGACCACTTAAACTATGTGAACGTATGGTGTGGTACTTTAGATTTCTCTTACAGTAGTACAAGTAAGTTCCCTGAATCGGAAAGGTATATTTTAATAACTGAAACTGACTCAGGTTTAAAACGAATTTAGTAAACCAAGACCTAAGCAAGTCGTTAAACTGCTTAAGGAGAAAGAAAAATGAAAATAGAATTTAAAAAAGTATCAGCAAAAGCAAGTTTACAAAATGGTTACATTTTGATTAAGGATCAACAATCTTTTTTTAGAAGATTAAGCAAGAAGTTGAAATGTTCTATGGCTTTGGCAAGAAAACTTGCTTTGAAAAGTAAAATAATCTAAAACTATCATCAAGCTAACAAGGAGAAATCAAATGAAAATTAAAATCAACAATAAAACATTAGAAGCAAAGACATTAACAGATCTTAGTTATTTAGTAGCTGGTGAAGTATCTAACTTGCTTAATCCTCAATTGGCATTAAATGAGACTGAGACGTTAGCACTTAAAAGTATCCTACAGACTCTCAACTCAAGATGTGATTATTATTTATCGCTTAATAATCAAGATGACTATGAATTTTACTGTGATTATGAATTTGTTTTAATTCAAAATCAAAATGGAGATGGGTTAATTGATTCTGAATCAGTTGATTTATTCATTCGTGGAATTAATGAACCTAAATTATTCGTATCGATCACCTGCGTTAAAATGCACGAACTTTTAAAAAATAAAAGATATAACTTCGAGTGTGAAAGGTATTTAGATTAGAACTGTCATCAAGCAAACAAAAAAAGGAAAAAAGAAAAAATGCAAATCAATAAACATTTATTTAGAGACGAAATTTTAACCACGACTTTAAGAAAAGTCATAGATGAGATAAATCCAGGTGACGTTATAGATCAAGAAGATACTATTTGTTTGAGATTCGATAATGTTGATGGTTTAGCTTATGATGATGAGATACATTTTTACATTCAAGGGGCATTAGCTGTTTCGATTGAGAATACCATTGAAGGGAGAAAACAGAGAGAGGTAACCAAATGACAATAGAATTTAAAGACAAAAATAATAATAGCTATAGCTTTGCAAATTACATGGAGTTTGCTAGTTACTGGTTTAATTGTTCTTATCGCTACTGGAAGACTGTATTAGATCAGAAGACTTTCAGTAAATTAAATAGACTTGCTGTTAATAGCAAAGAAGCAAGAACGAGAATGTATTAATAAGTTTAAAAAATCAAATAACCCCCGCCAAAATTTTAATTTTGGAATAAAGTTTTTTTTAAAAAAATATTCTCGGAAAACTCTTATTCATCTTTTTACTTAAAATCTTACGGTTTACGGTTCTAGTACTGAAGCATAACAGTAAGTAAAATTAGTTATATTAAATAGTTCTTTTGTAGCATATTTTTTAAAAATAATCAATAACTTATAGAAGTAAGTAAAAGCTTAGAACTATCATCAAGTCAAGGAATATAGAATAATTATGAATTTATTAAATCTGTCTTTAATTAAAATAATATCAGGGGTGGTGAACTATCTGGAATTACTGGAAGGTTCGATAAGTAAGCCTAGTGCTGGTATTGAAGTATTTAAAAATAATTTATAAAAATAGTTATATAATGGTGACAATCTTCACCATTGTGTGGTATAATATAAACAAGGAAAGGAAAGAAAATAAATGGAAGAATTAATAAAAAAAATAGATAAGGTTACGGCTAAGCTAGGTTTAGGGGATTCTGTAAAATTAGATTGCGTTATTGAAGATTTAACCGAAAATTGGCTACTTGGCGTAATTACAGATGTTGAATTATTGCAGCAACTAGAAACAAAGTTTAGTTAAAAGGAAAAAGAAAAATGTTAGAAAAATGGCGTGATTTAGAAATTGAATCTAGGTTAGGTGAAGCCTTGGAACTGGAAAAACAAGGTATATATAGTAACGCTTCAAAAGAATTAGATGGAGTATTGTTTCAAATAGAAAACAAGATCAAGGATCTCAACAGAAACAAAAAAAGGCTTCTTTCTCACCTGGAAAGAATTAATAAAAAAATAACTTAGGATAAAACAATGCAAGAAACAAAACAAATAAAACTTAAGCCTGAAATATTTGAGGCACTAAATAATTTAAAAGACGAAGACGAATCCTGGAATTATTTTTTTAAAAGAATGATTCTAATTCCCCATAATTCGAGGGAATTAAAACCTAAAAAAACAAAGGTCAAGGACGAAGCAGCTTGCGAACTTGATAAAGTCTTTCAAGAATTTTGGAGCTGGGTTAAAGAACAACCAGCTACAGCATTTTTTAAGGATTATAAGTTATCAGTGGCAGATGTTCAAATTCTTAAGGCTCAGGTTAAAAAATACGGCTTAGAGAAAATGAAGAACTATCATCAAGCTGGGATTAATGACCCCTTTCTAAAAGAGAATAATGTTCCTTTGACTTTTAACAATATGTTCAGTAACAAGGCTATAGCTAGAATTTTGGCTACAGTTCATAAAACCAAATTAAAGACAGATTTTGTTAGAAAAAAGAATCAAGAAACATTAGAGTATATGAGGAGTTTAAATAAATGACCGAAGAAACAAAACAAATAAGACTAGATAATTCACATGCTTGGACTATGCTACCACCTGTTACTAATAATCCCCTTTATAAGGACTTAGATTTGAAAATAGGGGCTTTTAAACTTGCTAATCCTGAATTAACAGAAGAGCAGATACAAGAACAGTTAGGAAAACACATCAGGAACTACATAGCGAATAAAAAGCACGAATGGAGACCTAAGCTATTAGAATATTTAGATGAAATTCGCAGAAGGCACAAGCAGGGAGAGAGAGAATGAAATTATATGAGCGAGGTATACTCACTAAAAACAAAAGTTTTGAGCTGTACATTGATGGAACTATCACCAGTAGAGACTTAAACCTG